TTTCTAACTCTGGGTTGGCCATAATTGCATTTTCAACTACTTGACCCTTACCAACCATCGATAGGCCTCCAGTTGTTGTAGTTGAGTATTGACCCGGTGCTGTCTGTGTCTGTGTAGTGATTGAAGGGTTAGCCTTCTCAGCAGATGTAAGAGTTTGAAGCAGTTGATTGTATTCAGCATCACGAGGATCACGACCAAGTTTTGCACGAAGTGCATTCTGAACGATTGCTTGTGCTTCTTCTTTGGTTGAGATGCTTGAGACTCTCTGAGTTGTTGTTCTTGGTTCTCCACCACCAGATCCAATGGCTGCTAACTTCTCTTGCCATGTTCGACCACCATCAGCATTGGCTTCACCAAGAAGTTTCTTAAACGCTTCTGTGTCAGCCTTGCCCCAATATGCAGTCTGGAAATCAGACTTCGCAAGTTGTCCACCTTGAATCATAAGAGCTTTAATTTGATTCTGATCTGATAAAGCCTTTAGGTTTTCTCCAAGAATCTGCCAAACCTGTGCATCAGAAACTTGATATAGGGCAGAATAAATCTTGCCAGTTACATCTGTTTTCTTACCAGTCTTAGGATCTGTAAAGACAACACCCGGGCGGAATACACCAGTTCCCTGTGCAGGATATGAATTGGCACCACCTACTGAAGGTGCAGCATAAGGATTAGTTCCTGTTGAAACTTCCTTGGAATCATCGATTCCATTCTTGTTTAGATCAACCATTAGTTATTTCCTGTCTCTGTTGCAAATACACGCCAGTACATTACAGAGAAATCTGGGTGTTCGGAGATTATCTGGTAAGCAGTTTGGTCTAACCATTGTGCTACATTTTCAACAGCTTTACCTGTAAGTGTCTTGTATCCTGCTTGTGCAACAGAATTCAATGCTGATTCACGAGCTTGTAAGAATTTAGCCAAGCCCTTGCCTGATTCGGTTTCAGCAAACTTAGGATTGCTAAGAGCCTGAGTTACTTCCTTGACGAGTGTCTCACGAGGAACACCTGCTGCACGGAAGTCTGGCTGTCCACCGAAGTCATCATCCATTGCTGCCTTACGAGTCAAGTAGACCTGATGGGCTTGCTTTGGATCTGCACCCTGTTGGATAGCGATAGCCTCATCGCTTTGTAACTTAGCCTTACGAGCTGTGTATACATAACGAGCCGCTTCCATCTGCATTTCGGCAGGTGATAGTTTGAATCGCTGGCCACGCTGTGCTTGCCATTTAGCAAATTCTTGTGAGTATTGTCCACCGGGAAAGAAGAGGGCAAACGCATTTGGCAAGGCATTGGCATCCTTGCGGTTGTTCTGATAGAAGTTCCATGCATCTCCGGTAGGTGTAATACCACCACGAGATCCAGATACCAGAGCAAAGAGTGCTGACTCGCCATACTTGTCAGCCCACTTGGCTACAGCGATTTCATAACTGTCTGGGTTGTTTGCACGAATCTGCAAGAAGTCATTGAACATAAGAGCCTGAACATGGAGTTCACCTTCTTTGTCCTTAGCAAGAATCTGAGGTGCAATAGATCCGGGAGCCACATTCTGTGTGATACCACGCCATAAAGCGAGGACTCGGTTGACCTTACCTGCATCTTCAAGAAGCTTTGCTTGTGCTTCTCCACCAAGTGGGAAGTCTCCATAGTTGCCGGTTGATGCAAGGTATGTCATCAATGGTCGAAGAGTAGACATACTCTTTTCCTCGAATGAGTTAACACCTAGACCATAAAGAACTCGTTGGGCCCAAGCAGGGGTAAATGACTCGACAATTCCAGTTTTACCTTCAGGGGCTCCGAATGGATAGATCACATTACGGAGTTGATCTGCTGCCCAACCTTCTTGGCTTTGAATGATCTTGCCCAATGAAAGCTGAATAGCAGGGCCTACACCCGGTAGCAATTCATTGCTGAATGCAAGGTTCAAAGATGGAATTGATAGCGATGTTGGCATTGCTGGAACTGCTTCACCAGTTGCTGTTGAAAGCATCCAGCCAAGTGCATTACCTGCTAGAGGGATAACCATACGAGGATCACCATAGGTTGGATCCTTATAGATAAATCCTTGGCTTGGGTCATTCCAGTTTTGACCAGTCCATTCGTAAATAACACCAGTCTCTGGGTGAGTCAAGAATTCAAAAGCGTTAGCAGCCTTGTAAGTACGAGCCTTACCTTGTAGGCGGAAGGTGTTGGCCACATCTGTGCCAATCAACTTACTCCATACTGCAATGGTATTACCCCATGCTGCTGCAAAAGGAGATACTAAACGAGCTGCAACTGCATACTGCTTCTGTCGCATTGCATCGTAATAAAGCTTCTGTATTTTATTAGCAGCAAAATTATTTGCGATTGTATGCATATCGTCAGCAGCAAGTCCTCGATCATCGAGTGTCTTGATTGCCTCACGCATACGAACCAATGATGGGTTTTCAAACCCTGCCTTAAGTCCAAAGACTTTAACGCCACGAAGTTCCTTCTCAGCAATAGCAAGGATCTTGACTGCCTCATCTTTGGTAAGAAGATTCATGTTCTCTGCAACACCGTTCCAGTATTGCTGCTTAAACTCTGGGCCAAGTGCTGCTCGCTTTTCAATCGATGCAGAAACTTGGAAGAACTTAGATGCTGCACGATCCCATTGACCCTTGAAAGATGCAACGGCACGGACATCGTCTGTTGGAAGCTTGAGTTGACCAATAGCTTTTGAGATGTCTGTTGAATCAACATATCCCTTAAGAATGTTGGCAAGCCATACATCCTTTGACTGAGTTCCCTTTGGATTAAATCCGGGAGTTCTCTTGCCATCCACAGCAACCATTGCTTTACCAGATATAAAGTCACGCAATTCTCGGCGGCCACCAGATAGGTTATCGACACCTTCTGTAACTACCTTGAAGTAATTCTCCATAGCTTGACGAGCAATGTTCTCGTTAGCATCAAGCATCAATGCACGATTGAGTTCATCAACCTTGGCAATCTGTGTACGAAGCAAGATTCCCTGCTCTGTCTCAAACATAAAGTCAACAATGAACTTCTCGTAATCACGAGATAGATCCATGCCTTGTGCTTGTTTCTTGGCGATGAAAGATTCTGCTTCTTTGAACCAAGGAGTGAACTTTCCATTTGCACCCTTGATGCCACCATCGAGTCCACCTGCAACTAAACGAGCCATTGCTGACTCACGGAACTGAAGGATTGCTCCGGCCCATGCCCGATTGAATCCTCGTTCTTCTGGTGTAATGAAACGCATACCGGTAGGCAGGATTTGTGAAAGACCACGAGAGCCTTGACCCATACCAACACCGATAGATCGAGACATCATTACGGCAAACTTATCTGCATCTGCAAGTGCTGCTGACTTAAAGCCAACTGCATCTAGCTCTTCAACTGCTTTATTAAAGTTTGTGCCAAAGACTGTGTTATCGAAGCGAGACCAGCGACTAGCAAACTTAGCAATGGCATTACCTTCTGGGTTAGCCATCATCATTGCAGCAAACTGCAATGGGTGATTGAACAAGGTTGTAGATCCACCAAGGAATGAACGAACCTGCATATCACCGACATTTCGTAGGATGTATGAAACACGACCTACGAGAACTGTCTGCTTGAAGAATGAATCGAAGAGATCAGTAGTTACTGTTCTGAGTTGCTGTGCATTTTGTGATTGTGAAAAAAGGTTTCTTGTCTTTCCTGTGAGCTGACGGATTGAGTCAATGTCAGGCCACTTGATAAAATTTGCAAGTTGAGAGTCAATAAGTGGATCCAGTTGCGTGAACTTCTGGGTCTTTCCAGCAACCTTAAATTCTCGTGTTCCGATGTCCTTACCAGCAACTTGTGCCAAGAACTTTCGGTTAGCATCTGCTTCCTTCTTAAATACTCGGGCCGCATCGTTGAGCATACGGATCTGTTCTTCTGTTAGGTTAGGAGCTTTCTCCTTAACCAAAGACTTAAGCGTGTCAATGAATACATTGAAGCGTTCAGTCGAGGTTGTAGCAGCCATCATTGCCTTAACGGATGTCTTCTGTAGTTCAGGAGATGCCTTAAGGAATGGCAAAGTGTCATTCATTTCCTTGACTAATGTATCTACATCGTCTAGGTGAATAAGATTCTTAGTGGGTGCAAACCGTGTGAACGGTGCAGTTACTTTATTAGTTCTCAAGAATGATCGTGCATCATTTTCTGCATTAAGCAGGAAGTTAGCAAAGCCTTCATGGTGCAACTTCAATGAGTTAGGTGCATAGAAACTTGACTGGAACTGGATTGCACGAGACTGAGCTGCAAGTCCAACCTTGGTTCCACGAGATAGTTCTAGTCCAACTTCACCGGCAAGTAATCCCATAACTTCTTTTTCAGAAGTAGCAGCAGCCAAACGCTTGGCTAGATCAACTGTGATATTGCCATTCATTGCTCGCCATAGATCATCGTATTGTTCTGGGCCATAGTGGACAGCAATAAACTTTGCAGCGTTCTGACCCATTGGGCCAAAGAATGCTTTAGCAGCTTGCTGGTAATCAAGGATCTGCTTACCACCTACGGTCATAAGACCAAACTCTGCTTCCATCGCTAGTTGCTTGCGACCTCTAGCCTCTTCAAGAAGCATACGAGCCTCATCATCAGACTTGACTCGATCTTGAACATACTTAAGATTATTCTTCCAAGCTTCTTCAGCCTTGGCGAGTTCCTTTTGGACACCTTTTGTAACCTTGCCCATTTCGGAAAGATCTCTGTTTATGTTGGCAAGTTGTTCCATGACTGTAAGACGAGGTGCTGCTGCACCCTCGACTAACCCTGTAACCTGCTGGGTAATTGCACCCTTAGTTGTAAGTGCTTGAACACCAAGATCATTGATGTCAGGTGAGTTAATAGCATCAGCCTTAAAGCGACCAAAATCAGAAATCTTTGCATCGAATGGATCTACTGTCCGTGGGAAGTAAGCGTATCCGCCACCACCCATTCCACGAGTTGCACCAACATTTTCAAAGCCTTGGATACCGGCTCTTTCGTATGCTGCAAATAGTTGTTCTGTTAGTCCAGCTTTCTTTGCTGAATCAATAAGTTCTGCGTGTGTTGCACCGGGTGTATCGATTACATCAAGAACGGTCTGCAACTTAGACTCTTGGATACCAGCAGCAGTTCCAATATCAATAAGGTTAGAACCAATCTCGTTAGATACACGAGTTGCCTGTGGTGAATCTCCAGCCTTGATAAGACCTGTCCACTTGATAAGGCGTGGCTTCTGCTTTGCTGCTACACGAACTACAGCATCTACTCCATTGCGTATACCTTGAGTGGCTGCACGATCACCCTTCTTAAGGGCTGCTTCATCAAGAGTGTGGATAAGTCCGGGAGCCAACTGTTCTTGCTCTTTAAGGACTTGTCCTGCACGGACTACCTCATCAAAACCTTTAGCATCAAGAACGCTTTGAACTTCTGCTGCACGACCAGCAGTATTGAGTTCAATACGGTGAGCCATAAGATCTTCAGCTCTACGAGCCTCACCTACAAGTTGACCTTTTGTGTCAGTTGCAGTCTTGAGACCTGTGATTAAAGCATCACGCTGTTGACGGAGTTGACCGTATTCTGCATCTAATAAATCTGCTTCAGACTTTGCTTTGTAATAAGTCTGGTATGTGTTATCTACCTTTTCGGCAATAGTGTTGAGATCATCTTGGTGCTTGATGATGTCTGCTTCAAGCATATTGATGTCGCCAGATGCAGCTTTTGCTTCTGCACGGACTTTACCGACTTCACCCATGACATCTTCAACATCACGAGCCACAGCCTTGATCGGTGCTGCCTTCGCTTCTGCTGCACGAGCTGCGGCCTTTGGCCCAACACGAAGTGTTACGCCAAGCTTTCCAGCTTCTTTACCGATCTTAAGTAAACCTACACCGGGAACATAAGTAAGTGGGTCTGCTGCTAGGTTAAGAACGAATCCTGAAACCGCTTGGAATGTTCTGGCTGCTTTAGTCTCTGGGTTATCGAATAGTGCTTGTGTGAGTCCACTTGAATAAGTCCAAGGAACTCCACCCTTCATCGTAGGGCCAGCAGCAATCTTTGCATTAAGTAATGCTTTACCTACCGCAGAGTTTTGATCTGCACCAAGAAAACCAGTACCTACATCAATCTTGCCTGTTTTGAAAAGGTTGATAAGAGCTTGACCTGTTTGTGTCTCATCAAGAACATTCATGCCACCCTTGCCAGATACACCGTTACGAACGGTGGCTTCTAGCATTTCAAATGGTGTTGATAAAAGCATGAAAGCAGTACGAGTAAGTGGTGCTAAGAAGTCAGCAGGTGAACCCTTCTTTGCAGAGTTCTGCTCTTTTAACTTAGCAGCAGCAGCAATGGCTGCGTTACGCTGTGCATCAATCAATGCTGATCCATCGAGTGTGGTCATAGCATTGGCTGTATTGCCACCGATAGGGGCTCCAGATTTTGTAAGACCCATAACGGTGCCGACAGATGCAGCAGGGTAGGCCTTTGCCATAGCAGCTAACTGCTTGGCAAAGTCTGGACTTAAATACTTAGATTGCTGGGCCTGAATGTATGTATCGTAAGCTGCTGTTCCTTCTTGAGGAATTGAACTTAACGATGCACCGAGACTACCAGCACCAAATGTGCCTCCGGTTTTTCCTGCCATTAACGCTTCTCATAATCTAATCTTTGACCTAATCGAACCAAATCTGGATCTGGATATAGGGCAATAAGTTGACGGACAAGTGTGGCAGTTTCGTCAGGTGCTGATGGTGGAATAGGTAATACTTCATTACCCGGGCCATCACCAAAGGCTGCACCGTATGTAATAGATTGATCTACATTTGGATTAGGTGTAGAAAAATTACGCTGTGGCATAGCAGGTGCTGAGATCATAGGGCCCATTCCCCCACCCATTGCACCTGTTTCAGTTGCTGCTAATGGAACTCCGGGAGCAGTTTGTAATTGAGTGAGTTCTTGATTGTCACCGTATGCTCCACCGGTAATGGATTGTGCTGCCTGCCTACCAATGTATGGGCCTTCAGCCATCTTTAGCCTCCATTTTTTCAATGTCTTTGGTCATCTTCTCCCACATATACTGCTTCTTTGCTTCGTTTACAGAATGTGAATGGATAATTTTTGTTATCAATGAGAAGAAATCTGCGAATGAATAACTTATTTTATATAGTAAATCTGCTACTGCGTAAACAAAATCTATCTTCTTTGCAGGGCGAGCCAATACAAACATATCATCGAGTTCATCGAAGTTATCTTCTGACATTGACTCGCCCTCCTAAGATTATTACTTAGCCTTCATACCTGATGCTGAAGCTGGCTTTCCCGGGCCACCCTGACGGTGATCCCCTGACTTGCCCTTGATTTTTAGTTCTTGTGAACTAGGTGTCTTTGGGCCAAGAAGCATTGCCTTAGCGACTGCACCTTTTTTTGTACCGAACATATTGCACCTCCAGATGCGTGTTAAGCCGCCCCAGTTAGGGAAGCCAAAAGATCAGCCATCGGTGGGGTTCCACCTTGTGCTAGATCAGTTCTACGAGAAAACTGGCCGGGGCCAGATACCATTTGGGAACCGGCAGCCGGGGCCGCTCCCGGAACCCCCATAGGGGGTTGCGAAGCACCGGGGGCCATCGCAGTCGCTGCCGGTTGTTCTACTGGAGCAAACGCTTTAGCAACGATTGACTCCAATGCTTGACCTTTTGCTCGACCTTCAATGATGTCGGCGAGCCTCTTAACAGCTTCTGTTGGATCCCCACCCTGAGTAGCAAGCATTGGGATTGCGTTTGCATATTGTGCTACTGCGGTTCTTAATGAGTCACGAAGTTCTTCGATGTCAATTCGTTGTTCTTCTTGTGTGACATTGATTGAGAATGGAAGATTGCGGCGGAGGAAGTCACGAGAAATCAATTTATCTCCACGAAGTTGCAATCCAAAGATTGCGGCACGGTTAGGATCTAGTCCTGCCATGAGGCCATACTGGACATCTACTGTGTAATCACCATTGATGTCTCGTGATGGAATGTATTTTAATTCGTATGGTGTTCCGTCATCGGATCCACGAATAGTCTTCTGGTTTGAACCAAAGACTTGCTCATCTACACAGAATGCAATACCGATAAGGTTTACAAAGAAGCGAGCAAAGACTGCCTGTGCTGCCTTGATCTGTGAATCAAAGCCACCCATAAGGGCTTGAACACCACGACCAGTAACGATAGATGCATCGATCTGACCTGTTCGACCTTCTGGATAACGAGATCCCATACGGAGTTCTCGTTCAAGGTTCTGTGTTTCAGCAAAGACTCCGTTAGGAAGTTCGATTGGAACACGGCGAATTCGTTCTGGTGTATTGGAACGAAGCAAAGCATCTGGGCCAAGGGTAAATTCTTGGACATCTGGTGGGATAGCAATCGGTGCATTGACTGACTTCTTCGCTGCTTCAAGCTGAAGGAGTGCAAATCGAGCCTTAGCCATCTGAACTGGTAGGACATCATCGAACTGACCACGAGTTTGACCATCAACTGTTGGTCGTTCTGCTATATCTACAAGGATTTTACCGAGCAAGTTAGGGGTATTAGATAGAACTAAGTTATCTAACTCCGGTAAAAAGATTAAATCTTGATACTTATCATGGTAGCGAACCATGGAAATCGTAGACTTCATACGATACTTGCTGTTGATCTGAGCCTTATACTCTGGATACTGGGCTGATAGTGACTCTGAATCAGACATAATGATCTGAGCCATTGCAGTTACTGAGCCAAAGCGATCCTTTTCAAAGTAAAGACCAAAAGGATTAAGCATACGAATGCGTGGATTGTTGGTGTCAAAGTCAATTTCCACCATACCTGCTGCAAAGCCATAGGTGTAATACCAGTCTGCTGCTTGATACATCTGAAGTTGTAGATCAGACTTGTTGGCATAGTGGTTGGCAATGCGTGTACGAATCTCAGCCTTTTTACGAGCTGCATCGGAGGTCATGTTGGATGAGGCACAGTTAATTGCTGGAAGAGGGGCAGTTACCTCGGCAAGGTCACGAGCTGCAATGTCAACCATGTTAGCGATGAGTGGCTTCGGATACTCATCAGAGAACTGACCGAAGAAAACATCTTGCATACGACCTTGACGGACAGCAAGAACATCTGCCATACGGCGATCACGATCTATGTTGCGTGTTTTAAGGCGTTCAACCTTAAATGCAACTTCTTGAACTGAAAGCATTTTTCTCCTTATGCCAAACGGCGATCTGCGGCCCACTCATCAAGGTTGATGACCTGTCGCTTTTCGGCATCTGCTCGGGTGAGGAATTCATTGTGTACGAACTTTCCGCCATACTCACCAAACTGGCAGATCTCTCTTGCTCTAATCTCACAGAACCAGAGGGCCATAACAAGGTCTGTCTTGTTCTTAGTCTCTGGCGACCATGTTACTAACTGGTCAATAAGTAATCGAATGCCTTCGTGTCTATCTGAAGGCAAGTGCATCAAGTTATCTCGATGGTGCTTACCATTGGATTCAACGCTTCCAAACAAGGAAGCCATTGCAGCGACACCAAATCCAACATCCCATTTATTTCTAGAAGTAGTGTGTTCCCGAAGAAGCACACCACGACTTGCTAACCATTGCCGTAAATTCTCATCCTGTGTCAGATAACCCTGAAAGGCGTTTCGTTCAACCATCCATTCCGATGGTTTGTACTTTTCCGTAAATGTAGTGATGAGATCACGGATGGCTTGCGGTGACGGTTTAGTAATCGTAGCGGCATCCAAGATGTATCTCTTCTTCCGTCTACGATCTACAGCCATGACGACTGCCGCCGTATCACCAACTATCGCTGGGTCAAGCCCTGCGATGATGGTGAGACCTTCTACTGTCTCGGGGTGTCCGGGATTGCCCGGAACGATTGGCCCGATCATTCTCATTCTGTCAATGGAACCTTTAACGCAAGTCATGTTGAAGGTTGAGTCCTCATCAACATCTGCTTGCTGGTAAACCATTGACCAAGTCTTTGGGTCTAATGCACTTCTACGCATGGATAGATAATTGCCATCCCAGCGTGGGTATAGACCGTCTTCGTCTGCCTCTTCTTCGCTGCCCTGCCAAGGGCGGTCTGATTTAGGCCAAAGTGTTTTCCAGTCCTTTTGGTCTTCTGCAAACTCTAGAACTGCTGGCATAGCCAAATATGTCCAAGGTGATTTACCTGTCGGATAGCGTTCACCGTTACGGAGTTCTCTATAGAGATCAATGGAATCTACTCGAGTTCCAAGGACTAAAAGTTTGCCGGTAGGCCCGAGTCGAGTTAGGACTTCCTGTTGAATCCAACGAATCTGTTTTTCGTATTCGTGGGAGTTAGACATAGTTACACAGTCGTCTAGGATAATCAGGTCTGCTCTCGCACCGTATACCTGTCCTCCGATACCGATTGCTTGAATTGTAGGATCCTTCTGGTCTGAGTCACGCAGTTCGTCTCCGAGGTAGACTTGCGTAGCCTGCCATGTGGCTGACTTAGACTTGAAGCCTGAGCCAGCAGCGTAAGCCAGTTGTAGTTTCTGCCATGATGGGTGAGTCAAACGCTGTTTAATAGCGTAGATAAATTCTGTTGCCTTCTGCTGTGACTTCGAGACAATCATGATACGGACATTGGGATCCATACAGATCCGATATACCGGATAGTCAATCGAGGTAGTCATCGACTTGGCGTGTTCAGGGGGCACATTCACCAGAACATACTGGGGGCGGCCTTGCTCAAATTGCATAGAGCTATGCATCCACTCAGGTTCATTACCTTCAAGAAGGTTGATGATATTCATCTGATGCGGAAAGGTGTCTGCTTCCAAATACTCCTTGCGGAAAGTACGGAAGTCCATCTCGAGGGATTCCTCAGACTGGATGCGGCCATGCTTTGATCTAGCAGCACGAACCTTATCTACAGTCTCTTTGAATTCTTTATCCGTGGAGCGGTAGTAATCCCAAAGCTTTGCTGATCTGCCGACCTGCCGCATGGCATCTTCGACTGTGCAACCCTCTGTAATCAGACGGATTACTTTTGCCTTGATCTTGGCTGTCTCTTCTTGTTTACTCATATCTCTCCTCGCCAGCTTCGCTGGCGTGGTCGCCAAAGATTTTTCATTGGGTTTAGCGGTTCTGAAAAAGAACAGACTACTGGGCATTTACTAGGGGCTTTTAGGTCGCCTTTGCTCGCTAGGGCTCGCTCCGGCTCCCTAGAGCCGGTGTAGTCGTCTAATTACTTTAGCAAGTAATTATCCTCCTACTATATATAAGCCGGGATAAATAGGTTTTATCCCACACTATGCCCTGTGATTTGTATCACATTCTATCTATTGTGTGTAAAAGTGCTGCTCAGAGCCTATTTTACAGCTTGAGATCCTATCAAAAATATTTTTCTGGGTACATATACATGGGGCCCCACGGCACATAAAGCACTCGGGTCAATTTAGCCTGCCTGCGTGTCTGACCCCCCTATGCCGATAACTAACATTATGTAAACCAAGATTTACGGCGTGTCGAGGAGACTCGAGGCAGGGCAGACCGCCCGAGACTAGGCACGATTTAGTCTTGCCCTTGTTAGTAATCGCCTAAGACCTAGGGCATGAATCAAGGGGGGCAGGGCAGGGCAGGGAATCGGGCAGACCTTGGCAGACCTCGAGGGCTTGGGGTCTTGGGTCTTGCCTTGGGTCTCGGGTCTTGATTCTCTGGCATCTCTGAAACCCTTGTAATTCGCTTACTTTCGAGGGGGTCAATTACCGGCAACACGATCTAATAGGTGGTTGATTCTTTCGAGCTGAAACCCCATAATTGAGACCTCGAGGGAATCCCTCCCTCGATTCTTTACCTACAGAAAGAGGCTTTACCATGAAAGACATCAAGACCGATTTACCTACTCACCTCGAGGCTAAGACCGCCCTCGATTCACTCTTGGATTCTTTCCAAGATTCGAGAATGCTCGAGGAGACCGCTATCAAGACCGCCACTCTTGGAATCGCCGAGAGTGTTCAGATTCGAGACTATGCCCTCGGGGCGATAGGTCTCTCCTTAGATAGCGAGGATTCTCTCGCCTTTATTACCGCCCTCGGATTACTCGGGCAAGATTCGGCAGCACTCGAGGCGATTCGAGGGGCTTATCTTTACGAGTTAGGCAATACCGCCGAGGCTAATAAGGCACTCGATAAGGCTCTCGAGTTGGTCAATGGACACTCTCTCGCCTTGCTATTACGCCGAGTTATGTCGGCAGGTTGGCCTCCTGCCTCTTTCGCCTCAATGCGTAGGGAATTACACCCTCGAGTCGAGGCAGGTCTGAAAGACCTCGAGGAGGTGTTGGTCAATGCGAGCCGATAAGCCCTTTATTACTCTCCTCGATTCTGAAAGTGGCGAGGTCTTAGTATTCGCCCCACTTTCCAAGACTCGACTCAATGCCCTAGTGAGGGCGTATAGCCGAGCAGGTATCGAGGCGATAGTCGCTTAGTAATAAAGTGAGGGCGAGGCTTTCGAGTCTCGCCCTTGCTTTATGTCTAAGGGAATCGAATCCCCAAGGCATAACTCAACCAACCTACAGAAAGAGAATAAATAAATGGATCAACAGAATAAAGAAAGTGAATTCCGCCCAGTTGATTGCGGCGAAATTGTCCGGCAACTCGGCAGAAATAATCTCTTAGCGATAAGCGGAGGGCGAGTGCTACAGCGTGAAACAGGGATAACTCTCCCGATTTCTAATGGCTACTCGCTAACGATTGACCTCGCTTGGAATGACCTCTACACAGTAAGGAGAATCTTTACTCGTAGCGGTAAGGCAACTATCAAGGCTCAGCTCGAAAATGTTTTTTGTGATGACCTCGGAGATGTTGCCTACTATGGCTCTTGCTTTAGGTCTCACCCTGATTGGGGCAATAAGACTTGGCAGGATACTGTCGAGGGTAAGGAATCCGCCTAATGAAACTCAATAAGAGAGGCGAGATAGTCCTCGCCGTATCGCTTGGAATAAATGCCCTGATTCTGCTCGGTCTAATTATGTGGGGTCTCGACCACCTGAACTGGGTCGGCGACCACTACTGCTTCAAGAGTTCTATCGAGTGCTACTTTCCAGAAGAGGGGCGGTGATTCTTTATGCCTCTAATGTGTGAAGAATGTAAATGCTCGAATTGGGTCTGCCTCGAGTGTGGGTATTACTCGAATGATTGCGGCTGTAAATGCTGTGAATGCGAATGCCAAAAGCGTTCAAGCGGTGAAGGCGACAGCGAGGGAGATAAGTAATGCCTACGATTCCAACCAAGGCGAAATGCCCCGAGTGTTCTCGGGTCTTTGATTTACTAGACGATAACGACTGCCAAGAGTGGTCTTATGGTCATGACTGCGAGGTGTAAAGCGTGGCTATGACTATCCATGCAGGAGACTGCACTACCGACTGCCCGATTTGTGTGGCGAATTGTGATTGCAATAAGTGCCGAGAGGGGGTGATTGAATGACTGTTCATAAGACTTGGGTCGTGATTTATTCTAGTGATCCATTGGCAAACCATGACCTCGCCAAGAGACTCGAAGGGCTTGAGTGGTGGATTACCGATAGGGCTAACGCTGAAGAAAGCAAGACAGCGACTCACATGATTGACCTTACCAAGCTGAAAGATTAGTAGCCGATAGGGCAGGGGGAATTTTCTCCCTGCCTCTTCGGGTGTTCATCTGAATACCAACCAACCTACAGAAAGAAAGAGAAATGCAAATAAAAGACAGCGACATAAAGGTTATCGAGGCTGATAACTTTTCTATTGAAACTAAATACCGCATGACCCTCGAGCATGAAGGCGACACTTATTACTGGGTCGGATTCATTGGCGAGTATGGATTGCATGATGAGTGGTATGACTCTAATGAGAAGAAGATTTCTCAACCCGATTGGGCTGATGATGTTGATTCTCTCTTTGATGTATGCCAAGAGAAATGCGAAGAGAACGAGAAGAGTTTCGATTGGCTATGCACCAAGGTATTGGAACTAATACCTAGTGCTACTTTCGAAAGAGATAATGACGGACAGATTCTTATCTATACCGGTCTCGAAGAAGATGAGACTGGCACAGTAAAGAAACTCGAGGTGGATAATGCCTAAGTATCGAGTCACCCTGAAGGAAGTAGTTCTGCATGAGTTATTCGTTGATGCAGAATCTGAATCCGAGGCAAGAGAGATCGCCGAGGGTCGAGGCATTGAGTCGGCGACTGAAGTTCAAGACGGCGGCTGGGTTGAAACTGGTGAAGTCGAAGAGTATGACGGCACTATTTCGTGGGGTGAGTTGGCACAACTAACTCACAAGACACAGGTCGAAAGATTTGGCTGGTGTATCTGCGAAGGCACAGACGGAGAAGGACAACTAGCCGAGGACTGCCCTCGAAACGAGGTGGCTTCATGACTACTGCCAAACCTTGCACCCCACCTAACAAATGGGTATGGAAAGACTGCGACATTGAAGGACACGCTGACGGCTTGTGCTTTATGGTGGTCTGCAATAAATGTGGAGCAACTGAGCGTGATTGTGAGGTGTCCTCGTGAGAGATTATGAATTGGTCGAGGCTATCGAGAAGGCAGTCGCAACTGATGGCGAGGTGCTTACTGATGGTGAGTGCCTCGATAAGATAATCGAATTGGTCGAAGAGTATAAGAGCTTCAACCCAAGGGGGGTCTAATTGGTAGGCTTCTTACTGGTCATACTCTTGTTCTTTACTCTCCCTGTAGGGATAGCCGAGAATCAACCGATACTAATTGCGATACCGATACTGGGGCTGATAACAGCCCTACTGTGGAAGGAGAAGTAATGCATCACCGATTCATAATCGGACTGGTGGCTTTGGGGTTGGCGATTTCGCTGACCCCAAACGCCCCTATCCATGTCGAGATAAAACCTAAGCAAGTAAGTGCAAAAGTGGTAGAGATTCCAGACTTGGAGTTGGATCAACTACCTTTATCGTGGCAAAAATTGGCTATGTGTGAATCCTCTGGTCGGCTCAACGCCGTCAGCGGCAAACGCAAACAGTTTCAGGGGGCATTCCAAATCGAGTATCCCCGGACTTGGATTGCTCACGGTGGCAACAGCGGCAAACAACCAAAGGATTCCACCCTGCTCGAACAGTTCTATGTAGCTCTTCACATCTATGTAGATCGTGGCTCTAAGCCTTGGCCTTACTGTGGAAAGTTTCTCAAAGAAGACTACGGCAAGTAGTTGACAATGCCGACAGCGGCATTAGACTGGTACAACTAAGACCCCTCCGGACTGTAGGCCGTGAGGGGCTTAGTCTTTTTATCCCCTTGGATTCTCTACTGAATAGAAACCTGTAGCCTTGAACACCGTAGGTGTTGGACTCCATACTCGAGTCATCATCAAGCCACAGTCACACTTAGGTGGTGCTTCTTCTTCTGTCATCTTGCGTTCAATCTCTACTTTGACAGCACAGTTAGTGCAACTGTATTCGTATGTAGCCATTAGTTATTGTAACTCCCTCTGAATTTTCTTAGGTTCTCTTCTGGTACGCAATAGATCTCTGGTCTACGCCAGTCAGGTTTGTCCAACCACTCCGGGTTCTTAGCTTCTGCACCCATGATCCAACCAATCAGCTCGTAGTTAGGCATACCACCTCTAACCAATACGAACTTCACATCATCCTTTGCATCAGGTCTAACAAGTAATCTACCCTGCTCATGCTTTGTGTATTTAACATCAATGTTGGGTTCAATATCTACACCACCTTGACCGAAGGCACCACCCCAGTAGACACCGAGATACTTAGCTACTGCTATCTCAGCACCGGCACCATCAACATCAAGAAGGATCCTCTGCCATGCATCCATGTCCTGTAGTCCACGCATCTGTTGGTTCTTCATCGTAGATACATAGCGTTCAATCGCTGTGTTAGCAGCGAGAACAACTTCGTATCTCTCAAGAACTATCTTTAGACCCAAGGCGTTGGCCCCCCTAAGTGATCGATGATCTTTCTTAGTGAGCCTTGAATCTTTCTATCTACTGTTGAATCACTTATGCCCATCTCTTCTGCTATCTCAGACAAAGTCATTGGGCTATTAGAATACCTATTGCGTAACATCACCTGCTCATCTGCCTCTAGCAGATCTATTGCAGATCTAATATCAATTACTACAGCCAAGATATTGCCACCTTCACTTGGAACTGATGGCTTGCGTGGGGTGCCATCGTCTACCTTGTCAACCATTACTGCACCGTATGAATCAAACTCAAATGCAACTGGCAACATCTTGGCTATAGTTATCGTGTCGTAGAAGAACTCATCACCGGTTGAATAACCCAGCTTTGCAGCCTTCTCTTTCCTCGCATACTTCTCAACTGTCCTGCGGAATCGTGCCATGATCCGCCTTGCTACCCACTTAGTTTCATCCTTGCTTACTTCGTAAGCCTCATCCAACATCTTGGCTAAGTGAGGTCGCTTAAGAACATAGACTCGAAGCTCTTGAATTAGATCCTCTTTATCTACATAGCCAGCAAACCTGCGATGGATGTGTGATGCAGATATATGCACGAGATCATCGAGGTGATCCTCAGCACGATCTTTCTCTTGCATCAGTCCTCATCTTCTAGCTCGATGATGGCATCCATCACAAACTTAGCAACGAAGAACACCAATGTAATTACAAGAGTTGCAATTAAAAAAAATTTCTTCACTTGTTCTCTGGCCACTTTCCACGAGTAACCATCATGGCAATGATGCAATAGTTAGCAAGATCCTTGAAGGAATCCTCAATGGATTCATGCTGTGGCTTCTCACCGGATGCAAGTAGATTCTTTAATCGTTCGAACTTATCACCCATACGAACCATCAACCCATTGATAGGGCCACCATATGCATTGTTGATATTGCCCGGGCCGTAGTCTCTTTGCTTACTGATGAGTAGGTTGCCAAGCTCATCGATAATATCCCACGAGTCAGCAACGAACTGATTCATCACCGGGTCTGCGGTAGTTGAACTACTATCTCGAGGGCCAAAGGCTGACTTGGGTCTGGCTTTAGGCAAAGGACTTTTAGGCCCAAGCTTTCCAGTAAGTCTTTCAAACTCTGCATCGTTATGAGATCTATTGATTCCGTACTCATACTCGCTCATCTATTCCCAGTCTCCTTCGTAGCCCATCTAAACCCTCATCTAATACTATAGAGTTTACATCACTTCCGAGTGGAAGTGGTATCAACTCTGCGTGTTCAACTTCTTGTAATACTTTCTCGGCCAACTCCATTCCCGGATTAGATCCATCTTTCTTATCATCATTGTCTGCCAAGACAAGGACTCTTCGATAGCCACCAAATAATCTATTGAAGTGTGGTCGCCAAGCTTTAACTCCCGGCACTCCAACTGAAGGCAAGAGTTGACTAGCAATGACTGCATCCAACTCTCCCTCGCAAATTGCAATGGTATCCGAAGGCTTTTGTAGATCAACTGCGTTGAACAATCTTGCTGGTTGATGCATTGGTGCCATGTATCTAGGCCCCGGAAGTTCATCAATCCTTCTGAACTTGAAACCTGCAACGCCATTGACGACTCTGTATGGGATGGATAACCATCCAATGAATTGGACATGGCTCGGATCACAGTCGACTGGTACGCTTCCCAGAAGATGCTCGCTTGCCAGCTCCTGACTGAACCCCCGACCTTTTAGGTAAGAGACCGTCTCCTCGTTTATCTTTTTGTGATATGTCGTAGCCAAATCGTTTAGCAATGTCAGCCGCTCTATCGAAAGCAACACGAAAGTCCACCCCTTCTTTCCACATGAGTAATGAATATGCATCTCCACCTATGCCACAGGTGTGGCAGAAGTAGAGTCCTGCTTTCTCTCCGTCTGTACTCATAACAGCAGACCTTCGAGTGTCGTTATGGAAACAACATCTAACCGGCTTTGAGTAGCCTTCTCTTACTTCACCGCCATAGTGTTCGACCACAGCCTTGAGAAGCTCTGGGTCGGCGGCCATTAGTAAGTCTTTCTTACTGGCTTCTTCTTCTGAGTTCGTTCCAACTGCTTAAGGTAAGAGTTGTATTCTTCGATACGCCGTTCCATTTTCTTCTGTTCTAACCTTGCATCAAATGTGTAATACAAGTGTTCTAAGAAATGATACAAAGCAACACCTGCTATTACGATCAATACGCCTACTACTGTTTCCATTTTAATACCTCCGTAAATGTATCTAACTCCATGATTACAAACGACTTGCCTATGCCATGCTGCCTACGCTTAGCGATAACGATTGGTATCGCTGGCGTTGACTTTCTTTTCTTGATCCAATTTCTTACTTCAATATTTGCTTCCTCTACCCATGGCCCAAGCTTGAATGACTTCTCATTCTTTGCCTCGACTACAATAAAGCTTTGGATGTCCGGTGCCCATAACCATAGATCACCTTCATCGCTGGTGCCTGAGAGCCTTAGTCTTTCGACTGGTTGAAACTCTTTACCTCTAAAGTATTCAACAAGATCTGTCTCCCATGTTGCACCCTTTCTTTTGTTAGCCCGAGATTGCTTGGAGTCCAACGAAGTTCACCCCCGGTCTTAGATCGGCCATGCCCTGAACATCTCTATCCACTATCTGAACTCGTGATGCATCGATACCCAGCGTTACAAAGTTAGATGCATCTGCTGAGTGTTCACCGAATCTATTCTTAACTGCTGCAACCCTGAACTCTTGGAACTCTGGGTTCATTGCAATAGATAAGATCATCGATGGAAGTTGCGAGGCCTTACCGAGTATTGCTCGGCGAGGTGCTGGCATCTTTGGATCTCCAGTTCCAGCCTCACTCATGTGAGTTAGTGCAAGGACACAAGCACCAGTCTTACGAGCCACATGATGCAGCTCTGACATGATGGCACGAATACCCGACCACTCTTCACCAGTAACTGATACACAGTTCATTAAGTTATCAATCACAATCAATGCAGGTGCCATGCCATAGACCTCGCCATAAGCGAGAATTTCTAGCTCGATTGCATCGATGTCCGGCGATGGATCAAAGACCCACTTAATATGTGAGCCTCTCTCCTGTAGCAATGGATCGAAGTAATGTGAGTCTGCATCCAAATATGTTTCAACCTGTTGCTGTGGTAGTCCAGTCAAACCTGCGACTGTTCTAAACATTTGAGTAATGGGGTCGGTATCCGCCGAGAAGTAAAGAGTCGGAACTCCTGTCTTCAAGGCGTATACCAACGCCATCAAACTCTTACCTGAGTTTGGTTGACCTGCGATAAGACACAACTGTGACTGACGGAATCGCATACCATGCTGTCTAAGTCCAGCCCATACATCAGGTAAGGGTTTAGCAGAGGAGCTTGTGCTGTGAACTGCTTGCAGTAAGTTCAACATTATGCAGCAATGCTCCTCAATCTTTTTAGTTTCAATTCTTCACGGATCCTTCTCCGTTCTATTGCAGAAGTTCCTCCCCAAAAATGGAAGTCTTCATTATGTAATGCCCAGTTAAAACAATCTTCTAGAAGTGGACAACTTGCACATACATTACGAAGTGTTTCGTAATGGGTGAAGTCTCTTTCCTCTGTGCAAAAGTGTTCGTTTCCGATAGAAGCACAAGCCTCGGTGCCGGTAAAGGCAGGGTAATTTGGTTTACCCTGCCTCACCAACGAGATTAAGAAGCGTTTGCTCTGAAGTCGCATTGCTGGCCCTGTGGTCGTGAGCAAGCATAGAAAGCACGATAAGGCTTTCCAGAAGCTTTGCTAGTTCCAGCAGGAACTAACTTTGCTCCTTCTCCATGCTTACATACTGGGCCGTTATTAGAGGCAGCATTCGCTGGCTGACCCCATGCATCTTGTGGTGGCGTGATTACGGTTGCATTGAATGACTGTGCAATCGCTTGTGTGGTCATTGGTTGAGAGCCACTAAAGGCGTTAGCCATGGCTTGTAGTAGTGACTCGGCACCACTTGGATCTAAAGCTTCTGCTAATTTCTGTGAGAAGCCCTGATATGTTGCATCTGCAATGACAAAGATTGTTCCATCGTTTGTCTTTGTTGATACTTGAAAGCCTAATTCGGCCATCTTATTTCTCCTTCGTGTGTTTGATGTTGAGTCGGACTGATTCTTTGCCGACTGGTTTTTTAGGTACGAAGCCCAAGAGTTTCTCTACTTCCTTCTCATCTATAGATGCACGGCCAGCAACAGTTGTCCAACTGATGTCGATCCCACTCCGTGTCCTACCGAAGATGCCTTCGAGTGAAGCTCGAAGACTCTCACGCTTCGCTTCCAGATCATCGATCTGGTTTCCCAACTGTAAGAACAACAAGGCATTGCTGTCCACCTCGGTATCTAGAATTTCGACTTCCGAGGGTTTAGTAAGTTCTTTTTTTAGTCCAGCACAACCCAACTCCCCAGAAGGATCGTAGAACTTACAATAGAACTGACAGTAGCTGGCATCCTTTTCAGGTTCAGGTGCATCGGCTGCATTCTTAATACTCTCAAGCCAAGCCAATGCTTCTTCAGCAATGGTTGGATCGTAGTCTTCAG